CTCATATTAATAGGTTATAACAGCGGTACCTCTTCCCTTGGAAAGGGGCATCGTGCTAGTTTGCTATTCAGTAAGGATTTCACCTTAATTATCTTAAGAATATGTGGGATTTGGAATTTCCCAATATCTAGTTTTAGACCCAAAGACCCCCTTTCGCACTAAATCAATAACAGGAGAAGTCTCGGCTTCATAACGAAGACGAGAAATCTCTGTTTTGTAAGTGAAACCAAAGATCATTGCTTCAACCTCATCCAAGAGTTTGAAACTTTGTTCAATGGTCATATGACTGTACTTAGCATGCTTATATAAAGCCTTTTCGACTTTATCTAACAGCTCACCAGTATCCATGTCATTCGAAAGGTTAATAATAAGGTCTTCAAAGAAGCCATTAACGGCTCCTCGGAAGACTTTATCATCAATCTTCTGAAAGAGACTATTAGATCCTTTAAAAAGGATCTTATCATAATCTCGATCAAGAAGTTTGATTTTATACAGTGCGTGTTGAAGAATAACCGAACTAAGTTCTGGTTCTAATTCATCATACACTGGTTTACGGATCTCTGGATGTGAAAATGGGTAATCAACCCCTTCTCCTTTCAGTGACAAGAGAGTTAGCTTAAGTATAGATCTTAAGGGAAGGCTAAAACTAGCCTTATCCCAATCGAAATCCTCCTTATATTGAGGATTGATTAGACTTTCTACCACTACTCTGTGCTCTATTATACCTTTACGGTGTAATAGACCCAAGAGTGCTATACTCTCCATCCCAACCGCTTTTAGTTTACTAAAAGCAGTAGAACCTCCGTTCTTACTCAGTATATTACCGAGTAAAGGAATGTTATTTATCAACTTCATTTTGGTAAAAGAGACAGCATCAGCTACTCTAGAACCAATACTCGTTTGAGAAATAATCTGTTGAAAGGAGATACTAGATACATTAATCCCATTTACCACTGTTCTCTTAGCAAATTCAAAAACCGACTTTGTTGGAGAGACTATAGATTTCGATAAATTAATTTCGACTCCTAAGTCTTCCATCAAAGCAAGGTAAGATTTTGCTAGAGAATGATCAAAGATAACAATGTCATCACCTAAAACCTCATACCGTTCTTCTCACTGGGTATAATTACCTAATGATCAAGAACAGTACTGAAGAATTCAGTGATGAGTAATTGCTAGCCCTGCTCAAGAAGATAAACTTCCCATTGGTTGGCCGACTGAGTATCTGTAAATATTCCCTTGATCTGTCAGAAGATGTGGATATTTCTTACCGCTTGAAAGCGGAAAGGAAAAATCCCTATCTACCATAACATTTTCTCACTTCTCAGAAAAACCTTGTAAATCAACAAGGTTTTCTAAAATGTGAGATGTTAACTGACGAGGTAACCTATCGGTTGCCGATGAAAGATCAAAAGAATAAGAACATCGATACTTTGCACTCTTTTCAATTGAACGATCCACGCTCTCATCCTGATTAAAAGTACCGTCATTTGGAATTAATTTCAAAATGTCGAACAAATAATCATGTAAAGGGCGTAAGAAAGATTGGGTAATGGAATCGACAAGAGCAAAAACTCTTATCTTTCCAGCCGCCTCTTCTTTGATCGCAAATTGAGAAAGAGAGTTTCCCTCGATGGCAGACTTTTTAAATCGATAGTTCTCTAACTTCATCTGTGAAGTTATAGATTCTAACGATCTTAATAAGCCTTTCATTCGATTAATAGGATACTTAGTACCAATCAACTCTAAATATTCCATCAAATGATGGAAAATGTTTTGTTGCTTGGAATTACCTTTCGTCAATAAGTAATAATCATAAAATAGACCCTGATAACTCAAAGAGTTAGAAGGAGAAGATTTATGAGATAAAACAAATGATGAAGGACTAAGTCTCCTTTTGATACCTTTCAAAGATTCCAACCTTTGAAAGAACACGGGAGACTCTCGATCTTTGAGTAAAGAGAGCAAGTCAAGAAGCCGATCTGCCTTTCCCGAATAGGGATCATAAATGGAATTTAGCTTTGTTTTTCCAACAATAGCCATAATTCTATATGATCCAAATAGGGATAATCAGAATCTTAATAATCCTTTAGATCCAGACCTGATCATGTCGCGATCCGAACGATTTATAATCGCAGGAAAGCCATTGATCAGTCTAGGTAAAGGAAGATTGGGTTCTATTTGGCGTAGGGATTTCACTTTGTCTCCCCCTAAGTATTTTTGAAGAGCAACTTGGTTTGCTTTTAATCACTTTACAGTGAAAAAAGAACCATGATGTCTATTCATTTTAATAATATGGGAGAAGAAATTGTGAGCAATCTTTATTCTGTTTGATAAGGAACCCGAACGACCCATAGAAAGTGAAACCACTTTCTGTAAATGGATCGGAAGGGCCCGTCTTATAGAAGACACAGGGAACATCTTTTCTAAACGAGCTGAACGAGCACGGAAGAGCAATAATTTATTTTTAAATAAGTTTGTTGTTTCTTTCATGTTTTATTAAGTTGGTTTAAGATTTGGTAATTCAGTGATTAACTGGACCTAGTTCGTGATCCTGTCTGTTCCTAAGATATGGGGATCTCCTTACGGAGGTACCTTCTCTTAACAGATTGGGGTCATTCTTCATGGCCTTCATAGCCTATCCGTAGGCTGTTAGTGATGAGATTCACATCTTATCCTGACTTTATGAAAGTCCGACAGTTATATCTCAATACACCTACGGGTAATATTTTGAAGACGGTATATACAATCCTGAACAAAAGGTTCTACAAAAAATAAAAGAGTCTCTAAAAAGGATTTAATCCTGGTCTGAGATCGCTCTTGCT